TCATGACTTTGGCTTTCCGGTTCGCTGGATATCCATAGTGGCCGCAGGTGTAAACGTACCTACGTCGAGCGCGGCGACGGCCTTTTTCAGGTACGATGGGCTGAACTTCGCATAGGTCGTTTCGGTCACGCGGCTGTTTTTGTGACCGAGCACGGCGGCGATCTCGGCCATGCTGACCCCCTCCTCTGCCATCCAACGCGCCGCGCTATGCCGCAGGACATGCGGCGACAGCCAAGGCAGGCCGACGCGGGTGCCAGCCGCCTTCACGCCGCGCACGATGCGCGCCAAGGGCTCGCCGGCCTGTTCGATCACATGCTGGCCGATCGACATTTCCTTGGCCTGCGACAGCGCGGCCTTAAGCGTCGGCGTCATGGGCGCGACCGCTCGACCCTTCATTCGCTTGAACACGCTCTTGCGCAGGTCGATCAGTCCGACGTCGAAGTCGACGCGATCCCATGTCAGCTCGAGGATCGCCGTTGCGCGGGCACCGGTCGAGATCGCGATCAGCAGAAACAGCTTCACATGATGCGACGGGCAAGCGGCCATGATTGCGCCGAACTGGTCGCGCGTCAGGAACAGATCGCGCGCTGGCCCTTCGGCAGGCATCGCAATGTGCGGGCGCTCGGCGATCAGCCGATCGTTCTTGGCGCGATTCAACGCTGTCGACAGCAGCGCGACCTCAGAACGGATCGTCCAGGGCTTGCGACCCTGCGCGGTCCGGCCGGCGACATAGGCGTCGACCGCTTCCCGCGTGATCTGCATCGGCAGCAGGCTACCGAAGGCGCGCCGCAGAGGCTTTGCCTGATGCTCTGCGATCTTGGCGCTGGCACGCCCCTCGAGCGCCTTCAAATGATGGTCGAGGATCGCTGACACGCTGGTCGCTTTCGGCGCGGCGAGGTTGCGCTGGTAGGCCTCTAGGAACCGGGCGGCTGCAACAGCGTCAGACGTGCCAGTCGTGCGGCGGCGTCGCTCTCCTCTTTCGTCGATCCAGGTGACGGCGAAGTCGCCGCGGTGTCGGGTAAGCTTGAATTCGGGCGGCATGTCAGGGCTTCCTCGACGGCGGCTGCAGGGATGCGGATAAGGTCGCCAGACCGGAACGCTGGCAGATCGCCGCGCTTCACCATGTTGAGCACGGTTCGCGGCGAACACGCCAGCCGTTCGGCAACCTGGCGCGTGGTCAGGGCGGCGCTCATGGGAGATCCCTCGAGGCGGACAGGATCGCGCAAAGGATGAAGCCGACAACGATCCCAAGCACCAGGACTAGGTAATGGGAGGCAAGCGCGGTCATGACTGCAGCCCCTTCAATGTCTCGACGATCGCTTCCATCGCGGCCGTCTGCTCGTCGGCGAAAGCTTGCGTCATCTTCCCGTCGGCAACGCGCCGCGGATAGACGTGACGTCGCTGCCTGACTTCTCGCTCGGCCGCAGCGATCTGGACATGCAACGGCACTTTTCGGCGGTCGAAAAGGTCGCTCATGACTTGGACTCCTCGACGAAGCACGGCGCGCGGCCTGGCGTCTCTTGGAAGGCGACGGCGTCGCTGGCGCTGGCGATCATGATGCGCCGACCGCCGCAGGCCGGACACGGCGACTTGCCGAGCTTGGCGACGTGCTCGACGGCGAGCGGGAGCCATGCGAGCGGCCAGACGTGGCGGCACTCTTCGCAGCGGGCAAGGAAGGGATGACGGGCGGCTACCATCTTACCACCCCGCGAATGCGCGTGATTGTGGAGGGCGCCACGCCGTACCGAGCCGCCAGCACATTGCCCGCCTCTGCCGATGCCCGGATCTCATTCTGTTCGGCGACCGACAGCTTGGCATTGCCGGCGCGATGGCGTCCCTTGGCCATCATGTCGGCCGTGTTGTGAGCCTTCGTGCCAACGCGCAGATGATCGGGGTTGATGCAGGCCGGATTATCGCACGAGTGCAGGATACAACCGCCCGGCGGGATCTCGCCTTTGTGGAAGATGTACGAAAGGCGATGCGCCAGCACTCCCCGCCCTTCGATGCGAAGCTGTCCATAGCCCTTGTTGTTCTTTGAGGCCTGCCAGTTCCAACAACCGTTGCGATCAACCTTTATGGGCGACAGCCTGTCAGCAATCGTCTTCCGAGGCTTGAGCCGCGCGCAAGCATGCGAGCAATATCTGCGGTTCTCCCATTGCGCCGATACTTCTCCCCGCAGGCGGACTAAATCTTTGTCACAGATGCAACAGCGTTTCATGCGGCCACCGAATACGCTAAGGGATCATACCCGATGTGATCGGACAGAGCCGCCATCGCCATTTCGAAGAACCGGCCAAAGTCGTCCTCGCTCATGGCGTGAAGCGCGACGCTGTCAGGGATCCGCAGAACTTCGCCCGTCTTCCAATCGACGCACGACCTGGCGAAGCCGCAGACAAGTTTCAGCTCTTCGGAAAGATGCTCGGCTGTCGGCCAGCGGCCCGTCGCCTTCGCGACCTGACCGAGCGTCGCCCAATAGAGTTTCAGCTGCGGCCATAAGCGGCGATTGCGGCGGACCAGTTCGAACTGCGCGCCCATGGGGGCATCCATCAGCAATTCCTGGTCATAGGCCGCGACCGGGGAAAGGCCGCGCGGCGTCTTCATCACGATCGGCGTCGGCGGCTTGTCGCGCTTCGTCGTCATGCCTGGCTCCTGCGCTTAAGAGTGCGGAAGATCGCGGCCTGCGGCGTCTCAAGGCCGGCGCTCAGCAGCCTGTCGGCTTCGGCCTCGGTCACGCTCAGCTTGCCGGCGATGTCGACAGTATCCATCCCCCAAAAGATGAACATGGCGGCGGCTTCGACCGGCGGCGACAGATGCCGGTCGTCCGGCTGTGCAAGGCTCGCGCTCATGACGGCGCCTTTCCGTCGGCCTCTGCGGCGAGCTCGGCAAAATCGTGCGGCGCGTCGTTCAACTCGGCTTGCTGCTGCGGATCCAGTCCGCCGAACCAAAGGCGGAAGCGCTTCGATCCCTGCGCAGCCTTGTCGCGCGCCGTCTGCCAAAGCGCGGGCTCTTCGGCCGGCGGCTCGGCAGATGCCGGCGCGTCGGGCTTGGCGAGCGCGGCCGACCGGGCTTCATAGGCGTTCTGCGCCGTGATGCGATCGGCCTGCGGCCATTCGGCCATGGCCGGCGCCCATGCCTCGAGGATGGACGACAGCGCTTCGTCAGTCTCGGCGGCTTCGATTTCGATCACCAACTGGCCGACGCCGACCGGCTCCGGCTCCGGCTCTGCCGGCGCATCTGTCGCGGCCTCGACGGGCTCGGCGTCGATCACCTTGGCCGGCTCGACCTTGGCCGGCTCGACCTTCGGCGGCGCCAGCGCGGCGGCCGGCGGCGTCGGCGGAACGGGCGGCGTCGGCGGCGTCGGCGGCTGCGGCGCCTGCGGGTAATCCTCGACCTCTTCCCGAATGGCGAGGCCGCGCAGGACGTCCGCGAACGCATCGCGCAGCGCGAAGCCGCGGGCGCGCATCTGCAGCATGCGGGCGGGATATAGCTTCCACGGGCCAGATTTTCCCCAAAGGCTCGCGGCCTTGGCGTCGGCGACGGAGAAGCGTCGGACAACGGCGCGCGGCTCGCCGACGCGCTTCGTCTCGCACGTCGCGACCATGGCATCGCCGTCGCCTTCGATCTTTTCGTCGACGTACTCACAAAGGCCCGATCCTCGGACAAGGCCGATCGCGCCGTCGCCGAAGATCACGGCGCGGCCATTCACGACGGCGATAACCTGGATGGCGTTCATGGGCGTCATCCCGACTTCAAGGCCGTGAAGGATGGCGGCCATCAGCGCCTCAGGCTTGCCTAAGCCGGTCGGCGCCATTCCGCTGGAATGCACCATCTGCGCGAAGCGAAAGGCCTGGTCGAAGTCCTGCGGCACGATAGGATGAACAGAAGCCGTGCCGCGCATGGCGCGCGTCTCAGGCTTGTCGATGATCTTGGCGATTGCGGTCGACATGTGCGGATCCTCTTAAGCGGCCTGTTGAACGACGGATTTCTTGACGCCGGGCGGCTCGACGCCGGCCGACACCATGCGCAGCGCCAGCATGTTGCAGACCGTGACCAAGTCCGGCGGCGGCGATTCCATTGCGGCGAGATAGGCGACGAAGGCCGGCAGATCCTCGACCAGCGCGACCGTCCGCGAGCGCAGCGCGACCTTGGCGCCCGTCCGGCCGGCGCTGGCGTTCCGCGGCGCCTCGAGCGCCTTGCCAGCCTGCGCGGACGCGGCGCGCGCCTCGGCTTCCTTGCGCTGTTCGGCGATCAGGTACGGCTCGAGGGCGCGCTTCAGGTTGCGCTTCATGGCGTCGGCCATGGCGACCAGCGGCGACCATTTCGCCTGGACGGCCTTGCCCGCGTCGTCGTGCGGCTTTTTCTCGGCCGCGCGCTCGGCGTCGGCTTCCTTGGCCAGCTTGGCGACGCGCTCCGCCCATGACGCAGCCTTGTCGGCGGCTTCCTTGGTCGTGATCGGCACGGCAACGAACGCGGCGACGTCAGCGGCCTCGGCTTCGATCAGCAGCTTGGACCGCTCGAAAGGGTCCGTCGGCAGGTTGTGATCGCGCGCGGGCGGATCGTCGGGCCATTGGCCGCTTTCCAGGAAGGCGTCGTGCGCTTCCTTCGTGATCGCGCTGCGGTACATGCGGGGCCAGCGACCACAGACCCATGCGGGCTTCGTCGGCATGCCGTCGCGCAGGATGAATAGCGCGCCAGCGTCGTCGCGCCAGATCGCCACGGCGGCACGGTCGAACCGCCAAAAGCCCGACTGCAACGCCTCGACCGGGACGTCCCAAATCCCTTCGCCATCGGCGCCGGGATGCAGCGGCGGCTCTGGCTTGTCGCCGGCCAGCGTGGCGGACCAAAAGGCCCATTGATCGGCGAGAATGTTCATGACGTGCTCCGGCGGTTAAGGGCATAGGCGCGCAGGCCGCCGAGAACGTCGGCAAAGCGCGAGGGGCGGAAGCCGGCGTCGATCAGCGCGCGGATGACGTCCTCGTCGTCGGCGAGCTGCAGGGGACTGTCGGCGATCGCGATTGCGGCCTGGCGCTGTTCAGGCGTGAGCCGCGCGGCGCAATCCAGGTCGAAAGAGCCGGACGGCTTAAGCTCGGCATAAAGCTGGCGCGTTGTGCGATGCTTCACGCGCTCGAGGGCGCGATGTTCGATTGTAGAGGCCATTACGCGCGCTCCATCTGACGTAGGTCAGCGCGCAGCCAATTCATGAAGCGCAGCGCCGTGCGCTTGGCGCGGGCGTCGCCGTCTCTATTGGCGGCGCGCAGGGCTTCGCGGCATTGGTCGAGCGCCAGCCGCCAGACCTTCGCGCAGCAGCTCGAACGCGCCCTCATGTGGTCGATCAGGGCGACGGCTTCGTCGAGCCGATCGAAGGCCTTCCAGCTGATGATGGAATTGCGATCGGGGGCCATTATGCGATCCCCCGGCGAGCGGCTTCGGTCTTAAGCGCGTTCCAGTCGCGCTCGGCGCTGGCGTAGGCGTCGCGGTCCGTCGTGCCGCTGAAATACATGACGCGGCCGTAGGCGCTCTGAATGCGGCTCGGCAGCTCTTCGGTGGCGAACTGCGCGGCCCAACTCACAAGCGAGGCGGCTGCAGCTGCGGCGGCGCGGATTTCTTGGTGAGCGCGGCGCAGCGCCTTCGCAAAGACCTCGCGATACGGCGTCGAGGTCCAAAGGAAAGCGCGCATGTTCCGCGTGATGCGGTGAGCGGCTTGGAAAATCTGAGCGGCGGAGGGCATCAGTGGCTCCATCGGGGTCGATGGAACCGTTGTAGCGCTACACCGCTACAACGTCAATACCATGCGCTACAAAATTAGCGCTTCACTCTCCGCCAAGCACTATGCGGTGCACGGCTTTCACTCGAGCTCGGTCGATCTCGATCTGCTTCGGGGGATTGAACTGCTCCAGGACGAGCTTGCTGTCAGTCATCCGAACGAACCGCTTCACCATTCCGGAGATCGGCTCGCCGTCGTCTTCAGGCCACAGCTGGACGACCACATAACCGTTCCGCTGAACCGGCTTATTTGGATGGACATAAACCGTCTCGCCGGCCTCATAGCGAGGTTCCATGCTGTCGCCGACGACCATTACCGCGTAGGCGTTCTGGATCCCGATTAGGCCTGGCGGCGCCGCAACACGGTCGACGACTGACCCGTTAAGGTCAAACCGACCATCAGAACCGCCTACCGCAGTGCCAAAAACGGGAATGAGGTTCGCTCCTGTCACTAGTGGGACGGACAACATCTCCAACGGCAAAGGTTTAACGTCGTTGGGGTCGCCGCGTCCGGTGAAAAGCCATTCGCCAGATACCCCTAAAACGTGGCCGATGCGCTGGCACTTGTCGAGTGGCGGATGTGCATGGCCAGCAAAGTACGAACGCATTGTCACAGGCTGAATGCCGGACAGGCGCGCGACCTCAGCCTTATTCGTAAGGCCGGCCTTTCTCATCGCGAATTCAAGGCGGTCGATCACGGTTTCCACGATTCGCGACTGTAGCGATCGATAGCGCTACACACATATTGACGTAGTAGCGCTACATCTGTATCGTCTATGGTCATGGACGCTTCAATCATATCGCTGTGGCCATCCGCAGAGCGCTTCGCCGAAGATCTTGGCCTGAAGTGGCCAGGACACGCACGGGTCATGCGCCTACGCGGCCGCATACCCGAAATGTATCGTGAACGCGTAATCGCCGCAGCCAAAAGGCGCGGCATTGCGCTGCCGGCGGATGCACTCGTGAAGCCGGCGCCCGCCGCTCCGTCCGAGAGGGCCGCATGAGCAACGAGCCCAACGGCGAAGCGCTGCTGTCTTTCATCGAACGGATCGAGCGGCTGATCGAAGAGCGTAAGGCGCTCGATCAGGATATCGCCGAGGTTTATGCCGAAGTGAAATCCCACGGCTACGATCGAAAGATCGTCAAGCTGCTGGTGAAGGAGCGCGCCGAGGAACCGGCCGAGCGCTCCGAGCGCGAGACGCTGCTCGACTTGTATCGCGAAGCCCTCGCACGCGCACGTACACGCGAGGCGCGGCCATGATCGCCCGTCAGTCAATCGCCTTGCTCGAGCGCACGTCTATGCGCGCTCGACCCCGTCGGAGCATGTCTCGCGTCCCGACGGGCTTCCCCTCGCCCGCGCCAACCTCAACGCTGTCCGGCGGCAGCGTTTCTGCCGTGATGTGTGTGACGCCCGGCGCGGGCGCGTCATCGGAAGGGCTAATCACGGCGCCCGCCGGCTCCGATTTCCAATGCAAATTGTCGTTCGCGGCGACCAGCCTCGCAAGCATGCGCCGCGACACGACACCTAACCGCTCCATCCGTCGTCCCTCCTCGGTCCCTCACAGGACCACAGGAGCGACGGAATGCCTTTCCATCACCACAGGGAAATTTCTCCAATGAGTGCCGCCGTTCGGGCGCGGGACTGGACCCGCGCGCTCGAGGAAAAGGAGGCCCGTCGGAGAGGGCTTTCTGTGAAGGACGCCCGCGCCGTCGTCGCCCGCAAGATCGGCGCGACCGTCGCGGCGCTGGAGCACGTCGGCCGTGGCCGCGCCAAGCGGATCACGGTCGACCTTTTCGCCCGACTTCGATCCCTCATAATTGATGAGCTTCAGCGTGAAATCACAGCAGCGCAACACGAAATCGAGATCGCTCGCAAAGCTGGTCTGGACGGCGATTGCCCTGAAATGGCGGCGCTGGAAGCTGGTGCGGCGGCGGCGCGGCGGCTGATGGGGCGCGAGCCATGATCTGCCGCCCCTGGACAATTCCGGAGCTCCGGCGCGCTGCGGCATTGCAGCTCGACGGACGTTCGGCGAGCGAGATCGGCGCGCAGCTCGGCCGATCACGCAACGCCGTCCTGGCCGCGCTGATGCGGGCTCGAGCTGACGGCACCATCCCGCAGGCGCAGGGGCTGATCGGCCGCCACAAGACTTGGCAGCGCCGGCGCCGCGTGGCGCGCACGCTTCGCGCCACCGGTCACACTTATCGCGAGATCGGCGAGCGCCTTGGCGTCTCGCTGACGCACGCCTTCGAACTGACGAAGATGGCGCCCGCCGCGCACGAAAACTATCAAGGCTTCGGCGGATGACGGCCCGGCCCGAGCAAGCGGCGCAGCGCGCCATCGTCGACTATCTCCGGCTGGCGGTCCCGCGCGCGGTCGTCTTCCACGTTCCGAACGGCGGATGGCGCAGCCGCGCCGAAGCCGGGATCTTGAAGTCGCTCGGCGTCGTCGCCGGCGTCTCGGACCTCGTCATCCTGTTTCACGACGGCCGCGTCGCCTTCGTTGAGATCAAGGCCGATAAGGGGCGCGTGTCGCAGGCGCAGAACGACTTTCTGGCCGCTGTCGCCGGCTTCGGCCACTTGACCGCGATCGTCCGCGGCGTCTCGGACATGGGCGACCGGCTGGCAGAATGGGGCGTGCGGACGCGCGTCAAGGTGGCGGCATGACGAAGGTGTCTATCGGTCAGCAGATCGAAGGCGTCGGCCAGGCGATGCGCGACCAGGCCAAGGACGCCGCGCGGACGTCGGTCGGCGCCTACCAACGCGCTCGCCTCGAGGCCGCGCGCTCGACGCTCGAGCTCGTCGCCGAGCATGCCGAGGATTTCCGCGCGCTGATCGAACGCAAGAGGGAGGGCGCCCGATGACCGGTCCCTGGATGAAGTTCTTTCCGTCGGACTGGCGCGCCGATCCGTCACTGCGCATGTGCTCGGTCGGCGCGCGCGGCCTGTGGATGGAATTGCTCTGCATCATGCACGAAGCGCAGCCGCGCGGCTCGCTGGTCGTCAACGGCCGGTCTCTCAATGATCGCCAGATCGCAGCTCTTGCAGGCGCCCGGCTCGACGAAGTTTCAGCATGGCTCGCCGAACTCGAGGATGCTGGCGTCTTCAGCCGCGAAGACGACGGGACCATCTACAGCCGTCGGATGCGCCGGGACGTCGAGAAAGAGGAAGCCGACAAGGCGAACGGCCGCAAGGGCGGCAACCCCACCCTTAAGGCAGGGGTTAACCCCCCGGTTGGCAAGGGGGATAAAGCCCATATGCCAGAGGCCAGAAAGCTAGAACCAGATCCAGACAAGAAAGATAGATCATCCTATCTCTCTGGTTCAGTTGCCGCGAAGCCTGCAGCGTCGAGGCCTGTCGCAAAGGCCTTCCCGGCTGACGGCTCGATCTCATATGGCCCCTTCGCAGAGATCAGCCGGCGAGTGAAGCCGAACGTCGATCCAGATCGGATTGCGCAGGCCTTCCGCGACTTCTGCCACAGCCAAGCACCCCCCATCCCCTTCGACGATCCGCGCATTGAACGCCGCTTCGAAGGCTTCGCACGCAATCACCAGGTCAGGGGGCATTAAGGGCCATGAGCCGCAAGCAAGCAGACGGTTGGAAGGAAATCGACGCCACGGAAGACAATCCGTTGGTGCCGGTCCCTCATGGCGACCTCTGGTTTGTGGCCACGTGCCAGTCGGGAGGCGAGCGCGCCGCCGTCGCTGCGCTGCAGCGGTACGAGCATGTCGCATGGTTTCCGCAGATGACGCTCTGGCACAAGTTCGAGCGCGACAAGCGTCGTGTGAAAATGAACCGACCCGTCTTCCCCGGCTATCTGTTCGTCAGCCCGCGCGTGGAAAGCGAGCTCGTCCCGCTCGCTTCGACCGCTGCCGACATTTCGGACGTGGCGCTCCGTAATGGGCTGATCAGTCGGGCTCGACGACAGCGTGTCGTCGCTGGCGTGACCGAAGCCGGTCAATGGATCAAATGGCTCTGCGGCGACCTAGAGAAGTCCCGTATTGCTGCCGGCAAGCTTCGCGACCTGTCCGACGCACAAGGCCATGGCGTTTTCATCAAATGGAAGAACGCGCCACCCCCTACCCTGCAGGCTGGCGACAGAGTGCAAGCGACCTCCGGTCCATTCGCAGGCTTTGCTGGCATCGTCGAAAAGTCAGCCGAAGGCCGGACCCGTGCGCTCCTGCATATCTTCGGCCGCCCGACGCCTGCAGACTTCGACACATCAGAGCTGCGAAAGATCGCGTAAATACGTTGACAAGCGCGATCGTTTCGGGCACGAAATGATTGTCGGACCTTGGACGCCTTCCAAGCGTCCCTGCTGTGCAATGGAGCGAAAAGCTCTGACATTGCGCCTTACGCTAATCCCCTTGAGAGGCCGCTGCGGACGCTCGCATGGCTCAAATACAGCTGAATAGGGCCAGGACAGGCTGCGCCAAGCCTTGCGGCATAAGCCGGGCGATCCCGCCTCATTGAACCCGCCGCACGGCAAGTTTTCTTCGCTTTCGAATTATCTTTCTGCATTGCTTTGCCAACGATGTGATTCACGAAACCCGGACGCCAACTCGATCAAGTCACTTTGGTGCCCAATTTGGTCACGGGCGCCTCTGTGTTATTCAGGGAGATGAATCGCCCCTGGTGCTCCCAGGCAAAGCCGTCTGGAGGACCAGTTCATGGCTACCGTTCGTGACCACACTGCCCTGACATTCGGTGGACACTGGCTGGCAAATAGTGGTGGACCGTCAGCATATGGGCAGCCTGCCCTGCTGACGTTTTCATTTCCGACCTCTGCGCCACCATCAATGGTTGCGCGACCAGGGGCAGCTGCGGCGGCAAGTTTTCAACCTTTCAACGAGATTGAAAAGGTCCAGGCGCGCTTAGCTCTCCAGCAATTCGCGGACGCATCGGGTCTCACATTCGTCGAGGTTTCGGGCAATGCCGGCGATATTCGATTTGGCTATATCCAAGAAAACACCGTTAATCACGGCAACTTTGGAGGAATTGGCTTTGGACCGTATAACGCGTTTTATTCCTTCAATAACGTAACATATCCTAATCGGGATAGTTATCTTCTTACTTTAGGCACAGACTTAACTGCGGGAGGAGATACTTTCTACAATCTCAATTATCGGCAGCAGTGGCAAAATGACAACAATATGGTCCATACCCTACTTCACGAGATTGGTCATGCGATCGGCCTCAAGCACCCTCACGAAGGTGAAAATCAGCTCGATAAATTGATTGATAATACGTCGACGACTGTAATGAGCTATGTCAACAATCAAAAGCGAGTTACTTCGCTCGGCCCTCTTGATATTGAAGCGATTCAAGTTCTTTATAGCACAAATGACAAGGATGGAATTCAATATGCTAATTGGAGCTTTAATGGAACGACGGAAACATTCACTCTCATAGCTAAAGACTCGGGTGGCCCCCTGCGCGGCACCGGGGCGCGTGACATCATCCAGGGAGGCCCAGGTGCCGATGTCGTTACGGCTGGCGACGGCAATGATGTCATCTCACCTGGAAAAGGTCTTGACAATGTCTCGGGCGGTCCTGGACTGGATTGGCTCATTCTTAATGTCGCTCGCAGCAGTGCAAGGCTGGAATTTCGGCCGAATGATTTTTGGACAGTGAGTTCGGCTGAGGGCAACAAGCTGATCTTCGACATTGAGCGGCTCCAGTTTCTCGACCAGATCGTCGCTTTCGATGCCGGCGCCGCGCAAACGTATCGATTGTATCAAGCGGCGTTCGCTCGCACGCCGGACCAGGGCGGCCTGAGTTTTTGGGTCGACAAGGTGGATGATGGCGCCGCGCTCCGAGACGTCGCAAGTGGCTTCATCGGTTCTCCTGAGTTTGAGAGCAGCTATGGGATGACTGCATCTCCGGAACGATACGTCGAGAAGTTCTATCAAAACGTGCTTGGACGATCCGGCGAGGCGTCGGGCGTCGTGTTCTGGACAAATGAGCTAAAGCGCGGCGTTCCACTAGCCGAGGTTTTGCTGGGATTCGCCGAGAGTTCTGAAAATGTGGCGCGGCTTGCTCCCATGATTGGGCAAGGCGTCGCGCTCGATCCTTCCTATTTCGTGTAAGCAGTACATCGCTAAATCAAAGTCTTCTGAGATTTTCGCATAGCCGCGACTGGTGTCTTTGAATTCCGCGGCACCGAATTCAGCAAAATCAATGATTACGGGCCGCGTATGATCGCCATCCCGTGCCTTTGCCAGAACACTGATCGGAGGCCGCGCCGCTCAGACCGGCGCGGACAACGCCATGCCTAAAGTAGGACTGGATAGGGCCAAGACCGGCCGCGCTAAGGGGACCCCGAACAAGACGACGGCGCTGCTTAAGGATGCGCTGTTGCAGGCCGCGACCGAAGCCGGCGGCAAGGATGGCCTTGTCGGCTATCTCAAAATGCGCGCGCTCGACACGCCCGGCCCGTTCCTCGCGCTGCTTGGCAAGGTTCTGCCGCTGCAGGTCACTGGCGAGGGAGACGGGCCGGTCCAGGTCGTGATCAAGCGCTTTGCCTCAGATCCAGCTTCCTAACGGCTGGACCCCGCGGCCTTACCAAAGGCCGATGTGGGATTATCTCGAGCGTGGCGGCGATCGTGCGATCGGGATCTGGCATAGGCGAGCCGGCAAGGACGACGTTCTCTTGCACCGGACAGCCATTGCGGCGTTCGAACGGCCTGCAGCCTACTGGACCTGTCTGCCGGAATACGCGCAGGCTCGGAAGGCTCTATGGTCCGCGGTCGACGCTCACACCGGCCGGCGCCGCATTGACCAGGCCTTCCCGCATGAATTGCGCGAGGCCACGAATGAACAAGAGATGTTCATCCGGTTCAAGAACGGATCGACCTGGCAGCTGGTCGGCTCCGATCGTTACGACAGCCTGGTCGGCGCTGGCGTCGCTGGCGTCACGTTCTCCGAATGGGCTTTGGCCAATCCGTCGGCATGGGGCTACATTCGGCCGATGGTCGAGGAAAACCGCGGATGGGCGGCTTTCATCACCACGCCGCGCGGCCGGAACCACGCCAAGGCCATGCACGACATGGCCAAGGCAAACCCGCGCTGGTTTGCCGAAGTTCTGCCGGTCACGGCGACGGGCGCCCTGACCAAGCAGCAGCTCGACGAAGGCCTGGCGGAGTACAAGAGCCTGTACGGCGCCGACGTCGGCCAGGCGCAGTTCGAACAGGAATATCTCTGTTCCTTCAACGCCGCGATTCTCGGCGCCTTCTATGCCCGCGAAATGCTGGCGTTGCGGTCGCAAGGCCGAGTCATGGAATTCGAGCCGGTCGACGGCCTGCCGATCCATCGGGCTTGGGATATTGGCGTCCGCGACGACACGTCAATTTGGTGGTTCCAGGTCATCAGCGGCCGACCCTGGATCCTCGACTGCTACACGGCGTCAGGCGCTGGCGTCGATCATTATGCCGACGTCGTCCAGAACCGCGGATGGGAATGGACGACCGGGACCGACTTCGTCCCGCATGACGCCAAGCAGCGCGTTTGGGCTATGGACGGCGCGCCGCAGACGCTTGAAGCCATGGTGAAGCACGGCCTGCGGCCGCAGCTCATCAAGGACGCCAGCAAGCTCGACGGGATCAACGCGGCCCGCGCGACGCTGGCCAAGGCCGTCTTCCATCCGCGTTGCGAGGATCCCGGCCTGTCCGCGCTCGAGATGTATCGGCGCGAATGGGACGACGAACGCAAGATGTTCAAGGCCAACGAAATCCACGACTGGACGTCGCACCTGGCCGACGCATTCCGCTATCTCGCGCTGTCATGGCGCGCCGCGCCGGCCCGCCTCGAGCTGCCGCGCGTCAGGGTACCGAAACCCGGTCAGCTCAGGCTACCGCCGCCGCCGGACGTCTCACGCAAGGGGAGAATTGCCGTATGAGGATGATCCCGCTTGGCTGACGAAGCCGATCCGCTCGACGACACCGCCGACAAGCCGTCCAAGCGCAGCAAGAGCGCCAAGGGATGGCTTGACCTGATCGCGCAGGCCGAAAAGGCTTTCTCGGCGTGGCAGGACAAGGCCGACGGGATCGAAAAGCTCTATGCCGACCTGGAAAAGCTGTCCGGCATTGGCCGCGACCGCGAGTTTCAGCTGTTTTGGGCCAATATCCAAGTCCTTGGACCGTCGATCTACTCGCGCGCGCCGGTCCCGGTCGTCGTCCCGCGCTTCAAGGATCGGCGCCCGCTGCCGCGGACCGCGTCCGAACTGCTTGAACGCTGCGCCATCGTTCAATTCGAGCTCGAGGATATCGACAGCGTCATGCGGCTTGCCCGCGACGATCTCAACATCGTTGCCCGCGGCGCCTTGTGGGCCCGCTACGTCGAGAAAGACGGCGAGGATTCCGAGACGGTATGCGTCGAGCACGTCGACCGCCGCGATTTCCTGCACGACCCGGCCCGCAAGTGGAAGGAAGTCGATTGGGTTGCGCGCCGCTCATGGCTGACCAAGGAAGCGGCCCGCAAGCGCTTCGCCAAGACGTCCGGCGACGCCTACAAGACCCTGGCCTATGGCAAGCCGAAGGACCGCGACGGCGCCGACGACGGCCGGATGAAAGCAGCCGTTTGGGAACTGTGGAGCAAGAGCCAGGATCTCGTCGTTTGGGTTTCCGAGGGCTGCGACGTCGTTCTGGACCAGGACAAGCCGCATCTGAAGCTGCAGGACTTCTTCCCCTGCCCGCGGCCAGCCTACGCCACGACGAAGCCGCGGACCCTGCAGCCGATCCCTGACGCGCTGTTCTACAAGGACCAGCTCGAGGAAATTAACGAAGCGACGGCCCGCATTGCCGCGCTGACCGAAGCGCTGCGCGTCGCCGGCTTCTATCCCGCAGGCTCCGGCGAAATCGCCGACGCCGTCGAAGCCGCCATGGCGTCGACCGACAGTCGCGTGAAGCTCATCCCGATTTCGAATTGGGCGGCGCTCGGCGGCTCCGGCGCCAAGGACATGGTCATCTGGTGGCCGATCGCTGACGTCGCCAAGGTCGTCAGTGAGCTCGTCGCCATTCGCAAGCAGCTGATCGAAGACGTTTACCAGATCATGGGGCTGTCGGACATCATGCGCGGCTCGACCGAGGCCAGCGAAACGCTCGGCGCGCAGCAGTTGAAGTCGCAATACGGCTCGGTCCGGATCCGCGACAAGCAGTCCGAACTGGTCCGCATCGCCCGCGACCTGACGCGCATCGTCGCCGAGATCATGGCAGAGAATTTCAAGGGCAAGACGCTCTTGGATATGTCGCAACTCGAGATCCCGACCGACGCCGAGATCGCCAAGCAGGTCGCGCCGCTCGAGAAGATGGCGCGCCAGATTACCGCCGAGCTGCGCCAGGCTGAAACCGACCCGCGACTGGTCGAGGCCGCGCAGAAGAACGCGGAAGCCGCTCAACAGATCCTGCAGGAGGCGCAACAGCGGCTGCAGGGCATTGGTCAGCAGATCGAAAAGCTGAAAGAGACGGTCACCATCGAAAAGGTCGTCGATTTCCTGCGCGACCAGCGGCTGCGGCCGTTCGTGCTCGACATCGAAACCGACAGCACGATCGCGCCGGACGAAAACGCGGCCAAGCAGCGCGCTACGGAATTCGTCACGGCCGTCGGCGGCGCCATGAACCAGGCCGCGCCGCTGCTGATGCAACTGCCGCAGGCCGGTCCGTTGCTCGCCGAGACGCTGAAATACCTGGCCAGCCAATACCGCGCCGGCCGCCAGCTCGAGCAAGAGATCGAGACGTTCGCGGACGGCCTGAAACAGCAGGCCGGACAGCCGAAGCCGCCGGATCCCGCGCAGGCGAAGGCCGAAGCCGACGCCAAGGCCACTGCCGACGCCGCTGCGATCGAACAGCAACGCGCGGCCGCCGAGCTGCAGGACAAGGAAGTCGAGCGCGCCGAGCGCGTCGCGGCGCTGCGCGAGCGCCAGGCCGAAGAGGCCGCGCGCGACGCCATGCGCCAGCGCGAGATCGCGAACAAGGACCGCGAGGCCGGGATCAAGCACCAGGCGCTGATCGACGCTGGCGACATGGCCGCGCGCAAGCACGCGCAGGACATGGATATTGGCGCGCTGCAGCTCGACAAGCTCCGGCTCGAGATTGGCCGCGTCCAGACGCAGACAGCCGCGACGATCGCCACGACGGACGCGAACATCGCCGCGACCGAGGCCAAGACCGACGCCAACCTTGAAGCGCAGGCCGCAGGGCTCGTCATGAAGCAGGACGCCGCGGCCCTAACGGCGATTGAACCATGAAGCGCGGAAGCTGGATTTACGACAAGTCGACCGGCGAGCTCGTCGAGCGCGAGGAATTCTATGCGCGCCAGCCGGCGCCGAAGCGCTCCGGCCTCGCCGCGCCGCTGATCATGGGCGACAGCATGGCGCCCGTTCAATCGATGCTCGACGGCAAGATGTACGACAGCAAGTCGGCCTTGCGAGCAACCTACAAGGCCGCAGGCGTCGTCGAGGTCGGCAACGACCCGGCCCGGCTCCGGCCTCGCCAGCGTCCGAAGGTCGACCGGAAGGCGATCAAGGACACGCTCGACCGGGCTGCGGCCCGCTTCAACCGCGGCGAGCGCGCCGCTTAAACTTCGCATCCTCTCAGACAGGAACAAGCCATGTCCGATATCGACGCCGGCCAGCCGGACGCCGCGCCCGTTGCTGCGCCTGATGTAGTCTCGACGCCCAACCCGATTTCGACCGAGCGGGAGCCGGTCACCGACAATCAGCCGGCCGACGAAGGCAAGCCTGCGAAGGCGCCGACGGCTCGCGAAGCGCTCGAGCGCGCGGCCGCCAAGGTCGAGGCCGACGCGGATCCCGCGAAGCCGGTCAAGTCAGACCCGCCGCAGCGCGCCGACGACGGCAAGTTCGCGGCCAAGGATGGCGCTAAGGACGCCGGCAAGGACGCCGCGAAGCCTGCCGACGCCAAGGCGCCCGACGCCAAGGCCGATCCGGCGCGCCAGGACGCCGCTGCGAAGGGTCAGCCGCCGGAGGAAGGCCGCCAGCCTGCCGACCCCGCGCAGAAGCCGGCGAGCGGCCAGGGCGAAGCGCCCGCGCGCTTCTCTGCCGACGCCAAGGCCGCATGGGCGGCGGCGCCGGAGCCGGTCAAGGCCGAAGTCGCGCGCATGGAACGCGAGCTGACGCAGGGGATCGAGAAATACCGCGGCGACGCCGAGGCTTTCGAGCCGGTCCGCAAATTTCACGACATGGCCAAGGCCAGCGGCAACACGCTCGACAAGGTCCTGGAGACCTATGTCGGCCTGGAGACCATGATCGACAAGAATCCGATCGTGGCGCTCGAGCGCATTTGCGAAATGAAGGGCTTCACGCTCCGCCAGGTCGCCGAGCATGTCATGGGGCAGGCGCCGGACGCGCAGGCCGCGCAGCGCGACAGCGAAACGATGGCGTTGAAGCGCGAAATCCACGGCCTGAAACAGCAGCTCGGCCAGGTCAGCGGCACGCTCGAGCAACAGAAGACCGATCGCGTCAACGCGCAGGTCGCCGAATTCGCGGACAAGCATCCGCGCTTCGACGAACTGGCGCAGGACATCGCCTTTTTCATCGAATCCGGCCGGACGACCGACCTGGCCGAAGCCTATTCACTGGCGGAACGGTTGAACCCGGCGCCAGTCCCTGCATCCGCGCCGAAGCCGGCGCCGGACCCGTCCGCGGCTCAGACCCGCAAGGGCGAAAAATCGATCAACGGAGCGCCAACCCCCGGTTCAGACCCGGTCACCAGGCAACCGTCATCCTCAATCCGGGAATCGCTGCTTAAGGCCGCCGGCCGCGCAGCCTGAACCACAATTCAGGAGTGGCACCTATGCCATTGACCAACGTCGAAAAGAACCAGGAAATCCTGTCGCTGGCGCTCGAGGATCGCTCGACCGGCTATCAGGACCTGGTCAGCAACTCCAACGCGCTTCTGGCCGTCTTGAAGCGCAAGGGCAAGTTCAAGACCTATAGCGGCCCGACCATCCGCGAGCGGCTGCTCTACAATAAGACCGGATCGGCCGTTTGGTACAACGGCTATGACTTCCTGAATCCGGTCCCGGTCGAGCTGTTCAACGACGCGCAGTTCACGCCCAAGATGTGCGCTGTCGCCGTCGTCCTCACGAATGAGGAGATCCTGAACAATCAGGGTACGAACCAGCTCATGGATGTGATGGAATCGCACATCCAGGCCGCCGAGAATGAACTGCTCGACGAAGTCGACATTTCGCTCCACGGCAACGGCACGCGCTTCGGCGGCAAGGAACTCGGCGGCCTGCAGCTGGCCGTTCCGACCGTCGTCAACTCCGGCACCTATGGCGGCATTGACCGCGCGGCCAATCCGGTTTGGCGCACCAGCGTTTTCGACGCGCAGTCGGACTTCGCTGGCATTGGAACGCAGGTCAACGCGACGACCATCCGTCCGATGCTCAACAGCATCATGACGCGCCGGTCGCGCGGCCGTCAGGCGGCGGATCTGCTTCTCATGTCGCCGGAGCACTATGCCGCTTATGACGCCGCGACCGTGGCCATTCAGCGCATCAATGACGAAAACGGGCTCGGCAAGCTCGGTTTCTCGACGCTGAAATACACGGGCGCCGGCCGAACGGCCGACATCGTCCAGGAGGGCGGGATCGGTTCGAACATGGCGGCGAATACGACCTACGGCCTGGACACGTCGAACATGTGGCTGCGGTACCATCCGGAGCGCAATTTCGACAAGATCGGCCGTTCGATGATGCCGATCAATCAGGACGCCGTCGTCCAGTATATCGGCTTCATGGGCGAGCTCACGATGACCAATCCGCTGTTTCAGTGGAAGCTCATCGACAGCAACCCGGCAACCTGACGCAAGCCTGACGTCGGAATGATCTTGGCGGCGCCCTACGGGGCGTCGCTTCCCCTCATCATGTCTTAGCGAAAGGGCTGAACAATGCCTTACATCCCCGAAACTCCGAACCTTGGCTTTCCGAGGCTCGACCTTGCGCAGGCCGCGTCGAGCGCGGCCGGTCGATCGACGCCTTGGAAGGTCGGCGACATCATCCGCGTGACCAAGGACAATCAGACCGCGTTCGAAGCGATCTATCTGGCCGGCGCCGCTGGCGTCACGGCCGGCGGCCAGGTCACTTACAATCCGACGACGCTCGTCGTGACCAACGGCGCCGGCACGCCCGGCCCGACGGCCATCGCCGCGACCGCGCTCGCTGCCGTGACCGCTGGACTTTACGGCTGGTTCCGGATCGGCCGCCGCGACAGCGTCCCGCCTGTCGGCCTTCCCTGACGCCTGACGCCTGACGGCGCTTAACGACGCTCGCCGCGGACCATCTGCGGCGAGCTTTTCCTTGCAACCTCTCAGACAGGAATAGCCTCATGTCCGCAGCAGCCGCAGCCGGCCCGACCTCCAACCTCACCGTCGTCACCTTCAAGACGATCGCCGTTCCGAACGAAGCCAAGTCGAGGAAGGAAGGTCGTCCCGTTTTCGACGATCTCGACGTCTGCGAAATCCGCTTCGCAGCGAACAAGATGACCGCGGCCGTCTTCCCGGCTCACGATCCGGAGCCGAACGCGACGCGCGAGCGCGGCGAGATCGTCACCTATGCCATGCTCTACAATGAGCAATTCCGGAAGTTTAAGGCGCAGGAGGCGCAGGACGTCGCCGGGACGCCGCTGTCGGAACTGACGTTCCTGACCGAGGCCAAGCGGCGCGAGCTGCGCGCGCTCAACATTCACACCGCCGAAGCGCTGGCCGCGCTCGACGGTCCGCCGCTGAAACAGCTCGGCATGGGCGGCCGCGAGTGGAAGAACCAGGCGCAGGCCTATATCGACGCCGCGGCCGGATCGGCTGATGTGACCGCCATGGCCGCGCAGATCGCCGAGCTGCAGCGCCAGCTCGCCGAGGCTACCGCGCCCGCTCCGGCGCCGGCCAAGGGCGGCCGCAAGGCCGGCAAGCAGGCCAAGGCCGCCGAGCCGGTCGAGGCTGACGAAGGCGACGACGGCGAGGATGACGCCGAGCCGGACGAAGACGCCGAAGACGACGACGTCAAGCCGATCGACGAACTGACCGACGCCGAGCTGAAAGCCTACATCAAGGAAGCGACCGGCGAGGCTGTCCGCGGCAACGTCGGCCGCGACACGCTGATCGAACGCGCGACCAAGATCGCACGCGGCGAGGCCGACGACGAAGGCAAGGGCGCCTGATCATGAGCCTGCTTTCCGTCATCAGGCGCGTCAGCGTCCTGGTCGGCCTTCGCCGGCCGAACGTCGTCGCGACGGCGCCTGATGCGTCGCATGCGTCGCAGATGGCGGAATTCGCCCGCGTCGAGGCTGAAACCCTCGCCGGCCGACATGACTGGTCAGGGATCACCGTCCCTGGCCATCGCTTCACGACGTCCGGCGCCGCGCTGCAATATGGCGCGCTGCCGGACGACTTCGCGCGCTTCACCTTCGCGGGCGGGATCTATGGGCCATGGGGGCGCATCAACGGCCCGCTGCAAAAGACGGACTGGTCGAGGATCACGGCTTATCCGCATGTCGCCGGATCGTTGAACGGCTCGTTTCGCCAGACGGCCCGCGGCGTCGAAATCTATCCGACGGCGCCAGCCGGCCAGCCGATGCGCTTCGACTATGTGTCGAAGAACCTCTACGCCGACAAGGACGGCAATCCCAAGCCCGAATGGAGCGCGGACACCGACGTCTGCTTGATTCCGGAGCGGCTGATCGAACTTGGCGTCAAGTGGCGATGGCTGCAGTTCAAGGGCTTCGACTATGGCGAGGCCATGAAGGACGCGGAAATCGCGTTCGAACAGCTTGCCGGCAGCGACAACGGCGGCCGCGGCATTCTGAAAGCCGGTCGCGCTCGCCTCAACGCGCAGGAATATGCCTATCCTGCCGTGCTCGGTCCGAAGCCATGAGGAAGCCGCTCCGGCCGAACACGGCCAAGCGCAAGGTCGTTGGCGAGCCGCGGACCGTCCTGGCGCCGTTCAAGGGCTGGTACACGCTCGAAGGCGACCTGCAGATGCCGATCGGCTCGGCGAAGCTGCTCGACAATTTCTGGCCGGAAGCCGACGTCGTGTCGCTGCGCAAGGGCTCGCTGGCGCATGTCGACGGCATGCCGGGGCGCGTCGAAACGCTCATGGCCTATCGGACCGGCTCGACGGCGCAGCTGTTCGCGGCGTCGGATGGCGGGATCTATGACGTCAGCGCAGCCGGGACAGCCGCGGCGCCGGTCGTCCCGCGCTCGGTCGGCCGCTGCGCCTTTACGAACTTCGTCGGCTCCGGCGGCCAGTTTCTGATCGTCGTCAACGGCGCCGACGCGCCGCTGAAATACGACGGCACGAACTGGACCGGGATCGCCTTCTCCGACGGCGGCCCGACCAATCCGAACGACATCAGCGGCGTCTGGTCCTATCGCTCGAGGCTCTACTTTCTCGCGAAGGACAGCACGAAATTCTATTACCTGCCGGCCGACAGCATCGGCGGCACGCTCAACACCTTCGACGCGGGCGGATCGCTGTCCAAGGGCGGCAAGCTGATTGCCGGCGGCCGCTGGACGATCGACGCCGGCAACGGTCCGGACGATGCTTGCGTCGTCGTCTCCGACCAAGGTGAAGTCCTGGTCTATGGCGGCAACAACCCCGGCAGCGCGAACGGCTGGGGCCTGGTCGGCGTCTACACGACCGGCAAGCCGATCGGACCGCGCTGCCTGATCAATCTCGGCGGCGACCTATGCGTCCTCTGCGAAGACGGCGTGCAACCGCTGTCGACCATTACCAAGCTCGACCGCTCGCAACAGAAGCGCGCGTCGGCGACGTCGAACATCGCGAAGGCCTTCAACGAAACCCTGCGCCAGCGCGGCGCCGGCAGCGATTGGGGCCTTTACCTTTGGTCGAAAGGAACGATGCTCATCTGCAACGTTCCCGGCGTCGGCGGCCTGACCGAGCAATATGCCATGAACGTCCAGACCGGCGCATGGTGCCGCTTCAAGGGGCTACGCGCGACGTGCTGGGAAGAATTCGAAGGCGCCGTCTATTACGGGACGAACGACGGCCGCGTCCTGAAATTCTGGCACGGCTCGACCGACGACGGCGCGCCGATCGACGCCGTCATGGTCCCGGCCTTCAATCAGTTGGGCTATGCCGGCGTGAAGACGCTTTCGCACATGCGGACCGACCTTAAGGCGTCCTATGTCGCGCAGCTGTCGATCGGCGTCGCCGTCGACTTCGAAATCAACCTGGCGAATGTGATCGGCCTCGACTTCGGCGCGCTGTCTTCGCAATGGGACGTTTCGCCATGGGATACGACGCCATGGGCTGACACGGACGACCTGCGGCGCCAGGCGTGGCAAGGCGTCTCCGGCGTCGGCTATGCCTTCGCGCCGGTCCTGACCGCGACGACGCTCGACCGCGGCCCCAACTTCGAACTGACTTTCCAGGCGATTGCCTTCGTCCTGGTCGCCGCAAATGGCGGGATCCTATGAAGACGATCGCAGGCGAGGATCTTCGCATCGCCGCTTTCGTCGCCGATCAATGCGGCTGCGGCTTCGTCCGTCCCTACACGACGTTGGGATGGGAGCGGAACGGCGAGCTCGTCGGCGGCGTCGTCTTCAACTGCTTCACCGGCCACGACATCGAATTGACGCTGGCCGGCCGCGGCACGGTCACGCGCCAGGCCATGCGCGACATCGCCGACTATGTCTTTCGCCAGCTCGGCGCGTCGCGCGGTTCCATCCGGACGCGCGCCAGCCGCCGCGACATCATCGATCAGGCCGAGCGCATCGGATTCAAGCGCGAAGGCTATCACCCGCGACTGTTCGGCGACGACGACGGCGTCTCTTTCGGGATGACGCGCGACGACTGCCGATGGCTGGATTAGGAGGGCGCGAAATTGAAAGCACCGAAGGCGCCGGATCCCTACGCCACCGCGCAGGCGCAAGCTCAGATGAACAAGGAAACCGCGATCAGCCAGGCCGGCTTGAACGCGATGAACCAATACACGCCCGATGGGAACCTGGAATACAGCCAGGAAAGCACATGGGCGGACGGAACGCCGAAATTCCGCGTCACGCAGACGCTGTCGGACAGCAATAAGCGGCTCCACGATCTCGGCAATCAGACCGAAGAGAACCTGGCGACGATCGGCGTCGACCAGTCCAAGCGGATGGGCGACCTGCTTGCGACGCCGCTGTCGTTCGCGGGGCTCGGCAAGGTGCCGACCGGCCCGAATCTCGACGACCCGCGCTTCGCCATGCCGACCGGCGACGTCCCGACCTTCAACGGTCCGGATGCGACGCTGGTCGACCGTCGCGCGATCGACGATAATCAGGCGCTCGAGGGGCGGCTGATCGACCTTGGCCGGCGCCGGCTCGACCCTGCGATGGCGACGCGCCGCGCCGAGCTCGACGCGAGCCTGGCCGACAAGGGGATCAAGGTCGGATCCGCAGCCTATGGCGAGGCCATGCGCGGCAACGCCGAGGCGGAGAACGACGCGCTCAGTCAGCTGATCTTGACCGGCCAGGGCCAGGCCTTCGGCCAGTCCAGGGACCGCGCGCAGAGTGACTTTTCGCAGGACATCGCGCGAACCGGGCAATTCTTCACGCAAGGCCAGACGAACGCGCAGAACGCCTTCGCGCAGGCTCTGGCCGCGCGTCAGCAGCTGGCGTCGGAATCCGACACCGGATGGCAGCGCGCGCTCGCGGCCTTTGGCGCTTCGATGCAGGGGCGGCAGCAGACGATCGACGAAATGCTGGCCGAACGCCAGACGCCGATCAACGAACTGTCGGCGCTCATGTCCGGATCGCAGGTCGCCAAGCCGGCCTGGACCGCGACGCCTCAGACGCAGATCCAGCCGGCCGACCTCGCCGGCCTGGTCCAGTCCAACTATCAGGCGAAGATGCAGGGCTATAGCGGCATGCTGTCCGGCATTGGCTCGCTTGCGGGCAATATTCTCGGCTTCGGCCTGTCCAGGTCCGACCGCAGGCTGAAAACCGACATTCAGCGGCTCGGCGAGCTGCCGAACGGTCTCGGCGTCTATCTCTACCGCTTCAAGTCCGGCGGACCGTTCCAGATTGGCCTGATGGCCGACGAAGTCGCGCAGCTTCACCCTGACGCGGTTCATGTCATGCCCGACGGCTTCCTGGCGGTCGACTATGCCAAGGCAACGCAGGAGGCCGCTTGATGCTCGGGATCTTCGATCCGAACGACCCGACCGCGGCCGCGCAGGCGCTCTTGACGCAGGAACAGCTCGCCGCGCAGCAGAAGGTCGCGCAGTCGCTCCTCGAGCGCGCCAAGCGCTCGCGGCCCATGACGCATTGGTCGCAAGCGCTGGCGCAGGCCGTCGAAGGTGCCATGGGCGGCCTTGCGCAGCGCGAGGCTGGCGACGCGGCGGCTCGCGCGGCGGCCTATGACCGGACCTTCCTGTCCGGCGACCTGTCGGCGCCCGGCTCGACGCCCGCGATTGTCCCGACGCCATCCAGCATGCCGTCGAGTGACCCGGCCAATCCGATTGTCCCTGTCCAGGCCGGACCCGGCGGCGAGGGCGATACCGGCGCGCCGGCTTCGCTGATTGCGAACGAAAGCGGCGGCCGCTGGAATGCGCAGAACAGCGTCGTCGGCGCAGGCGGCAAGGTTGGTCACTTCGGCCGGCTGCAGTTCGGCCAGGCTCGGATCGAGGAAGCGGCCGCGGCCGGCGCGATCCCGGTCGGCACGACGCCGGCGCAGTTCATGGCCAATCCCGACCTGCAGCGCGCCGCCGAGCGCTGGCATTGGTCCGATATCGACAACCACATTCGCGCCAACGGCTTCGACAAGATGCTGGGCCAGACCATCGCCGGGGCGCCGGTCACGATGGACGGAATGCGCGCCGTCGCGCACCTTGGCGGCAAGGGCGGCCTGTCGCGATTCATCAAGACGGGCGGCCGTTACGATCCGGACGACGCCAACGGCACGCACCTGTCCGACTATTTCCGGCGCCATGGCACAAGCCGGCAGCAGCAGCGCGCCGAGGCGCCCGCTCCGGTCGTCATGGCGCAAGGCCCGTCGGCGACCATGTCCGACGCCGATCCAATCCAGATCGATCGCGCTCCGGCGACCGTCAGCATAGTCGACGGCGGCCGCGTCGAGGCCATCCCCGGCGACGATCCGCGCCAACTGCGCGCGCAGGCTGCGGCTGTCCAGGCGACCGATCCGAACCTCGCGCGCCAGTATCTTGCCCGCGCTCAAATGGCCGAAGGCGCTGCCGGCGCGCCGATGCCTGCCATCGCTCCGGACGCGGCCGTTGGCATGGGCGGCCGTCCGATGGTGGCGCCTGCAGCCGTCGCTGGCCAGCCCGCATCGCCGTTCCGCATGCCGGAAGGCGCCGGCTCTTCCTTCGCGCCAGCTGGCACGGCTCCGGCCGCGCAGGTCGCATCTACCGGGCCAATCCTGCCGCCGCCCGTCGCGCGGGCCGACGTGCCGTTGCCGGCGCCGCGGCCGGCCGCCGCCTCGACGCCTGTCGAGCGCGTGGCGCAGGCCATGGGCGCCCCTGGCGTCGGTCCCGGCCTTTCAGCCGAAGACGGCGGCGCGCTGGCGTTCGCTCCCCAGATGCAGCCGGGCTCCAGCGCGCCGAGCGCGGCACCCGCAGCCATGGCCGCAGCGCCGGCGGCCGCCGCGCCTATGAACCCGATCCAGGCCGTCGCCGCTGCCCTGACGGGCCGCCAGCCGGCCGCAGCGACTCCGCAGGGCTCGCCGGGGCAGGCGGCCGTCGCGCAGGCGCTCGGCGTCAACCCGCGCGTGCTGGCGGCCGCTACCAGCCCCTACGCGAGCCCGGCCACGAAACAGGTTGCTGGCCTGATCCTGCGCCAGCAGATGGAAGCTTCGCAGAAGAACGCCGAATACAACCGGCCGGACGCCGTCCAGCAGCGCCAGCTCACGATCGAGGGCCAGCAGCTGACGAACGACAAGACGCGCCGCGACCTGTCCCGCGTCGAGGTCGAGACGATGACCGCGCCCGACGGGACCGTCTTCGAACGGGAGAAAGGCAAGCCCGGCGCGCAATGGCAGCAGTCGCTGAAGCTGCCGCAGAAGCCGAAGGAGCCGAATGTCGAGATCATCCGCGACGCGGCGACGGGCGAGATCATCGCCGTCGACAAGAACGACGTCGGCGCTGGCGTGAAGAAGCTGCGCGAGGGCGGGCCGTCCAAGGAACCGCCTCCAACGCGCATGATCAAGCAACCCGACGGTTCCGAGGTTGCGGTTGAGTGGGATCGCGAAAAGCAGACGTGGGTCCCGATGCGGGCTCCGGAGGGTGGCGCTGCAATCAAGGCTCCGGCCAAGCTCACGGAACAGCAGTCCAAAGATCTCGTCTATTACAACCGCGGCCTGCAGGCTCTGGAGACGCTTGGCGACGGTTCGTCGCTCACCGGCAATGAAGGCTTGGTCGGCGCGACCATCGGACAGGTCCCGATTCTCGGCAACTATGCCAAAAGCGAAGGCTATCAGAAGGCTGAACAGGCCGGGCGCAACTATCTCAACAGCATCCTGCGCAAGGACACCGGCGCGGCCATCACGAAGCCGGAAATGGAAATCTACGGCGGCGTCTTCCTGCCGCAGCCTGGCGACGGTCCCGCCGTGCTCGCGCAGAAGGCCGAGGCGCGCAAGCAGGCGCTCGACGCGGTCCGTGACGGCCTTGGTCCGGCAGAAGTGCTGGCGCTCGGCCAGCGCCTGACGCGCCGCGAGGATGCGCGCGTTCCGGCGCCTGACAAGCCGGGACAGGTGCCAGGCTCGACGTCCACGCCGACGGCCAAGCGTCCGGCCGACAAAGACCCGCTGGGGCTGTTCCAATGAGCGCGAACCTATCGAGCATCCGCGAGCGCTTTCCGCAATACAAGGACGTCGACGACGCGACCTTGGCTGATGCGCTCTATCGCAAGCACTACAGCGACGTCCCGCGCGACGAATTCAATCGCCGGATCGGGCTGGCGCCAGTTGTCGAGCCGGACAAGGCAGCAATCGAGGCCGTCATCAGTCCATTGTCGGCCGGCCCAGGCGGCGAGACGGTCCGCGCGAACGCCGCCGGCAACACGCGATCGCAAATGCCGCTGCCGGACATTCAGCGCGCCTATCGAGTGGCGCAGGAGCGCGGCGATCGGCCGGAACAGCGCGCGATGGCCGAGGCCTACGTCGAGCGAGAGCGACGCGACAGTCCCGTGATCATGGGCGTTGGCGACCGGGTACGAACGGTGGCGCGCGGCGTGCCGTTCGTGGGCGAATACCTCGACGAAGCTTCGGCGCTCACCAGCGGCATGTTCGATCCGAAGATGCGCGAGGAAGTCCGCGACTATCAGCGCGCGCGGGATCGGAGCTTCGATGCGGCGAACCCCAATCAGGCCATGGTCGCCAAGGCGATCGGCGGGATTGGCGGCACGATCGCTGCGATACCCTACGCGAGCGCCGTGAAGGGCGGGCAGATGGCGCTTGGCGTTGGCGCGAAGAGCGTGCCAGGGGCCATCGGCCGCGGCTTGGTGGCGGGGGCGCTGCAGGGCGGCGCCGGCGGCTACGGCAGGGCCGACGAAACGCAGGATGCCGGCAAGATGGCCGCGACCGACGCTGCGATCGGCGCGGCCTTCGGCGGCGTCGTCCCGGCAGCGCTCGCCACCGGCAAGGCAGCGTGGGACAAGCTCGCCGCGATGGTCACGCCCAACGACGTGCTCGACAGCGTCCCGAAAGCAGCTCGCAAGTTCTTCGTCGACCAGTTCGGCAAGCGCGCCGACGTGGCGGCGCTGCGCGGCAAGCTGGACGAGCTCGGGCCGAACGCCGTGCTTGCGGACGTGTCGCCGGAAATGCTTGGCATCGCGCAGGGCGCATCCTCGCGGCCCAGCTCGCGACAGGCTGTCGTTGATGCGCTGACGGCTCGCGACGCCGGCAAGAGCACGCGATTGGCGCAGGCGACCAATGAAACGCTCGGCCCGGTCGTCGAGCCGTCGAGGATCAATCGGGCAATCGCCGAAAACATGGACGAAGTCGGAAACCAGTATGGCGACGTCATCCGGCGCAACGCGCAGGCGGTCGATACGAAGCGGATCGCGGACGAGCTTGATACCCTCGCCGTCGACCTGCGCGGCCCGGCGCAGAAAGTCGTCAGGGAAATCCGATCGGATCTCAACATTCCTGGAACGAAGGAACTCGACCCGTCGCCGGGCGCGCTCTGGCAAACGCGGCAGTCGATCGATGGCAAGATGCGGACCGAAACGGACCCGAAAGCGCTTGGTCAGCTGCAGGCGGCGCGCGACAGGATCGACGCCGAGCTGGCCAGCTCCGTCCCCGGCATAAAGCAGGTGGACGGCCGCTTCGAAGAGCTGGCCAGGCAGCGCGACGGCTTGAAGGAAGGCGCGACGATCTTCCGCAGTGGTCCGGAAGCGGTTCGGCCGGCCGACTTCGCCGAGCGCATCGCGGCGGCGCCGCAGCCGAAGGGGCTGACCATCGGGCCGTCAGCGGAGCCGCTGCGTCTCAGTCAGGGCGCACGCGCCGAGATCGATCGCATCGTCGGATCGAACAGCAACGACGTCGCGGCCATGCGCCAGCTGCTGAAGGGCGAAGGTGACTGGAACCGCGACAAGCTGCGGATGACGTTTGGCGCCGACAAGGCCGACCGGCTGTTGCGCGTGCTCGACGCCGAAGGCGTCATGGAAAGCACCTTCCGTCAGGTCGTCGGCGGATCGCAGACCGGCGTCAAGGAGGGCTTTCGCACTTTCATTGACGATGCCAGCAAGGGCGTGAACGTGCCGGCCGAAGCTTCCGGCGTCGGCTTGCTGCTGCGCGGAGGCAAGAAAGTACTCGAGCGCGTGACGGGGTCGAACAATGAGGCCAAGGCCGAGCAGTTCGCGGATGAGCTGGCGCGCCTCTCGGTAGCTGGCGGCTCCGAGGCGCAGGCGATCATCGCGGCGGTCCTGAAGCGCCAGTCGCGCGCTGCAAACGATCTATCGTTCAACGATTTCGCTGGCCGGCTTGGCGCGGGCGCCGGCCGGGCCGACGACCCGATGGGGATGAAATCGGCCGTCGTGCTCTCGCTTATGGCTCGCGATCGCGCGCGTCAGGAAGCAGAAGCGCGGCGCCGATAATCATCACGGTCATCCCGATAAAGATGCCCCAAGCCCAAGTGCTACCGGTTTCGAAAGCCGCGCGGCCGGCGCCGATGATGAAGCCGCCGACCAGCAGCGCAAAGACGGTCGCGAAGATATAGCCCAAGCGGTTCATCATAGCCGCTACGTCTCCCTGACATCGCCGAGCGTCCCACAACCGCGCGGCGTCGCGCATGTCCGCACCGTAACCTGAAATCCCTGCATCTAATAGGAGGGCCCATTGCCATTTGATCCGCTGACGGGGGTATTTTCTCCGCTGCATGATTGGTCCGAGGATCGCGACAACGGCCTGGACATCCTCGCCGATCGCCACACCGCGAACGATGCGGACATCGCAGCGGCGATCACGATGGCGCTGCGGAAAGACGGCGGGAACGTCCCGACGCAGAACCTACCGATGGGCGGCAAACGCCACACTGGCGCCGGCGCAGCCGTCAGTCCGGCCGACTATGTGATCAAGCAGCAGCTCGACGACGCGCTGTTTCCGGGCGTGTCGAACGTCGGCGATTACCTGACGACCGAACGTGATCCCGGCTCGAATTGGCTGCGGCGGAACGGCGGGATCTATGCGAAGGCGTCCTATCCCGCGCTGGCCGCTCTGCTTGGCACGAAATACGCCAAGATTGCCGGTTTCACGCTGCTTTCATTCGGCGTCTCGACGGATATTTACGGCATAGCCTATGGCGCCGGCCTGTTCGTCGCCGTCGGCGGCGGCGGCATGATCCGCACCAGCGCGAACGGGACCAGTTGGGCGCCGCAGGTCAGCGGCACGACGAACGAATTTAAGGCCGTTGCCTTCGCCAATGGGATCTTCGTCGCCGTCGCGACCGGCGGCAAGATCGCGACGTCGCCGGATGGCATCACCTGGACGCAGCGCACGTCGGGAACAGCTGTTGCGCTGAATGGCATCGCCTTCGGAAACAGCAAATGGGTGGCCTGCGGCGACGGCGGCCTGATCCTCGTTTCGACCGACAATGGCGTGAACTGGTCGCCGCGGCCGACGCCGATCGGCTTCACGGACAAGATGACCGCTGCAGCCTATGGCAACAGCCGCTTTGTCCTGGTCGGCGGCGCAACGGCCGGCGTCGCCTTCACGTCGCTCGACGGCGACACCTGGACGGCGTCGCTGACCGGATCGCCGACGACGCACACCAGCCTAGCATTCGGCAAGGGCAACTTCCTCGCGCCAAGCAGCGCTGGAATTTACATGTCGGCGGCCGGCTCCGGCGGCTGGCGCGCGACGGCGGCCAAGGGGTCGACGTTCGGCGCCAGCTTCGGCCTGAACAACTTCCTGGCCGTCGGCACGAATTACACGGCGTCGTCGCTGAGCGGCGAGGCCTGGGATGATCATTCGGCCATTGCCGGGATCTTCACCAGCGTCGGCGTCGGACCAAGCTTCGCGCTGGCCGGCGGGACGTCCGGATCGCTGGCACGGTCCAATTACGCGCTCGACACCGTCACGCAATTCCAGGTTCCGGCCGACGCTGCCGAACTTGGCTGGATCAAGGCGCTCTGAACATGGCTGGACCCGGATACAAGGATCTTCCCGTCTATCACGGCGACACGCTGACCTTTTCGGTTGTGATCGCCGAGGTCGTCGACATGACCGGTCACACGCCGCTGTTTCAGGTCAGGAACGCGGCCGGTGCGCTGATCGCCGACTGGTCGGAATTCGTGACTATCGCGACACCGCAGCGGCTCGATATCGTCGTCCCTGGCCAGCCGGACGCGGACGGAACGACCAAGCTGCCGCGGCCTCGAGGAACGCAGACGCTCGACTATGACCTGCAGCTGACGGCGCCGATTACCGGAACCGTCCGGACGATCCTGCGCGGCAAGGTGATCGTGACGGGAGACGTTTCGCATGGCTGATCTTCCCGAAACCCTGACGATCTCGGTCCAGTTTCCGCCGACTGCAATCTCGGCCGGCTCGACGGTCCAAGCCGTTTCAACGATCGGTCTCGGCGTGCCTGGATCGCCTGGCCCGCAAGGCGCGCAGGGACCGCAGGGGATCCAAGGCCCGATTGGTCCGCAGGGCGATCAAGGCCCGCAGGGCATTCAAGGCCCGCAGGGGATCCAGGGACCGCAGGGCTTGCCTGGCGCCGGCTCCGGCGACGTCGCCGGACCGGCGGCGTCCGTGGATGGCCGCGTCCCTGTTTTCAGCGGAACGACGGGCAAGCTGATCGCCGACGGCGGCGTCTTGCTGGCCAGCCTGGTCGCGACGACCGGATCGAACTTCGGCAACCTTGGCCTGCGCGTCCGCGACACCGACAATTCGCATTCGCTGGTCATTGCGCCAGGATCGAACCTGACGGCCGACCGGACGCTGACGGTCACGACCGGCGATGCGAACCGCACCTTTTCCATGGGCGGCAATGTCACGCTGGCCAACGGCTTCGCGACGTCGGGCGCCTTCGTCATCACCCTGACGGCGACCGCGACCACCAACGTCACTTTGCCGGCGAGCGGGACGCTGGCCATTCTCGGCGCGAACACGTTCACCGGCAAGCAGACGAAGCCGGCGAGCGCGGCCGGCGCCGCCGGCCTCAACCTGCCTCACGGCGTCGCGCCGACGGCTCCGGCGAATGGTGACGTGTGGACGACGACGGCGGGGCTGTTCGCGCAGATCAACGGCGTGACGTTCACCTTCGCCACGCTCGGCGCCAACAGCTTCACGGGCAAGCAAACCGCGCCGGCCAGCACGACAGCCGGTGCCAGCTTGAATGTGCCGCATGGCGCGGCGCCGACGACGCCAGCCAATGGCGACGTCTGGACGACAACGGCCGGCATCTTCGTTCGTGTCAACGGCGCAACAGTCGGACCGCTCGCGGCTGGTGCGCCGGACCTGTCCACCTATGCGCAGTTCACGACAAGCACTAGCGCAACAGAAACCAACTTCCCGATCGGTTCGGTGATCATGGTGAAGAATGTGAGCGTTGGCATCAATGACAGCGCAACAGTCTCGACAGGCTTTTCACCTGAATTCGAAGCCGGCTCCTCTAATCCTCTAAGCGGGACTTGGCGGGCGCGCGGCAAGATTTCAACAACGCCGAACTATACGCTCATGCAGAGGGTTGCCTAATGCTTACAATCGCAGAAGCGCGGTCGCCTCAATACGTCAACGACACGCAGGACGCCATCATGCTCCAAGTTCGGTTCGAAGGCGAAGACGACTGGCATTGCTACGTCTGCCGCTCGGATGATCCCCATGGCGACAGCGAAGCGCTGTTTCTCGCCAGCATCGAAGGCGTCTTCGGCCCGGTCGCCGCGCCGGTCCCGGCGCCGAAAGCCATCCCGCAGGAAATCGAGAAAACGCAGTTCATTCGCGCTTGCGTCCAGCTTAGAATCATCACGGCCGACGAAGGCGAGGCCTATCTTGCCCGCGGCGAGCTGCCGGCCATGATGTCGGGCGCGCTCGACAAGCTGCCGGAAGAGGTTCGCGCCGACGCCAGATTGAAGGCGATCGGCTCGACGTCGTTTTCCCGCGGCGACGATATTTTCAAGGCGCTGGTCGCCTTCAACGTCACGACCGACGAAGCGATCGACGCGGTTTTCACGCTCGGCGCAGTCCTGAACTGACCGCATCCCATCCGCAGAACAGCACTCGCCGCGCCAGCGGCCGGCGATGCACGTCACCAGGAAAGGCCTCGCCATGGCTTCGACGAACTATGACCGCTCGCTCGCTCGCGTCCTTGTCTTCGAAGGCGGCAAGGTCGACGACCCGCAAGATCCCGGCGGCCGGACCAATCAGGGCGTGACCGAGCGCGTCTATCACGGCTGGCGCGCGCGGCGCGGCCTGCCTAAGCGCGACGTCTATCTGATGGAAGCCGCCGAGCGTGATGCAATCTATCGCGAAGGCTATTGGACGCAGGTCCGCGGCGACGATCTGCCGGCGGGCGTCGACCTGGTCGTCTTCGACGGCGCCGTCAACAGCGGTCCCGGCCAGTCGATCAAATGGCTGCAGCGCGCGCTCGGCGTGACGAAGATCGATGGCGTGATCGGTCCCGTCACGCTGACGGCCGTCGCCGCGCATCCCGACCATGACAAGCTGGTCGCGGCCATCATCGAACGCCGCTTCGCCTTCCTGCGCACGCTGAAAACGTGGAAGCGCTATGGCAGGGGCTGGACCAGCCGCTTGAACCAGGTCCGGACGATGGGGCAGGCCATGGCGACCGGCAGCGTCGTCCCGCAGGCGAAGAGCGTCGAGGGCGGCAACGCCAAGGCGCCGATCGAAAAGGCGAAGCCGCTGCCGAACATCGCGCCGGCCGATGCGGCGACCGGCGCCGGCATGGCGACCGGCGGCGCTGGCGCGGCGCTGCAGCAGGCCAAGGAGGCGCTGCTGCCGCTCGCCGGCAACGGCGGATGGATCGACACGACGATCGCCGTCCTGACCGTCGGCGGCGTCGCGATGGTCATTGGCGGGATGGGCTGGCGCTGGTACGCGAGCCGCAAGGCGCACGACCAGGCCGACGCGCTCGACCTGCCGGCGGGAGTGACCGCATGATCGGGCTCGCCAGAAGCCTATGGGGCTTTGTCGCGACGCCGCTCGGCGGCGTCCTGATCGCCGGGGCGCTGGCCGCCTCGATCTATGGCAAGGGCTGGACCGACGGTCGCGCCGCATTGAAGGCCAGCATCGTCGAGGTCCAAGGCAAGGCGCAGGCCGGCGCCAAGCAGGAAGCCGACCGCGTGATCGGCGGCGACCGAAGCCGCGTGAAAGGATTCGACCGTGATTAGGATTTTCGCCGTCACGACATGCCTGGCGCTCGGCGCCTGCGCGAGCAAGGTCGACGAATGTTCGATCTTTTCGGCGATCCGCGGCAGCTCGCGCGACACGGCCGAAACCCGGCAACAGGTCGACGTTCACAACGCCAAGGGCGTCGGCGCCTGCAAATGGCGGCCGTCATGATGCGCGAGCCAATCACGATCGAAGCTCACGGGTCCGGAATCGTCTTCCTGCGCGTCGTGCGGGATATCAAGGCACACTTCCCAGCCCGGCGCTCGGAATGGGCGACAGCGTCCATGATGATCGGATGGGGCGCGATCGTCAGCATGTCTTTCCCGATCTTTCAGCAGTCGCCGGCCTGGGGAATCATGGCCAAGCTCGCCAGCGAAGATCTATGGGGCGCGGCCGCGATCAGCGTCGGCCTGATGCGCCTGATCGCGCTCATCCTCAACGGCACGTTCTGGCAGACTTGGTACGGCCGATGGTCACCGCACGTTCGCGCTGCAGGCTGCGGAGCATCCGCGCTCGTTTGGCTCGCGATCACGCTTGGCCTTTCGGCGTCGCCTTATGTCACGACCGGCCTGCCGATATACGCAGGCCTCTTCGCCTTGGACGCGGTCAACGCCTGGGGCGCATCGCGTGAAGCCGGCGCTATGGACGGAGCGCGGGCGCGTGCAACAGATTCTTGA